ACGAAGGATACCGTTGCATAGGTATAGAATTGGAAAAAACTTTCGTGGATTTAACAACGAAGAATATTGCCCTTCACGCCAGGAAGCTGGCGGCCCTGGGCTGCCCGCAGCCGGTGATAATCCAGGGGGATTCTCGGAACTTATCGGCTCTACTGCAGGAGGCGGACTTGATTGTGTCGTCGCCGCCATTTATGGAAACCGGCACAGGCGCAGATAAGGAAAGTCATAATCGGCAAGTCATAACGAGTGGCATTCCAACACATCGGAAAGGCGTGGCCATAGGTTCTACTGATTATGGCACTTTTCCCGGTCAGTTAGGAGCTATGAAGCCGGGTAGCGTGGACGCAATCCTATCGTCGCCGCCATACGCACAGACCTTGAAGGGCGACGGCACGCAGGCCGAGACTGCCGCCGAGTCCAGAGCCAAGAGAATCACCGAGGGCGGGTCGTTAGGCCAGAGCCAGCGGACGCAGGGCTACGGCAGCAAGGGCAATCTCGGCAACCTCAAGCCCGGCGATGTCTCGGCGATTATATCAAGCCCGCCGTATGAAGGAAGCCTATCATCTGGACAATGCGGTATTGATTTATCAAAAGCCGCCGATCCGAAAGATAGACGAAAACGCAACGACCATTCAAACGTATGCGTTGAACAACGCTACTCTCGAACGAAAGACAATCTCGGCAACTCTCAAGGGCCGACATTCTGGGAAACCGCCCGCGATATAGTGGCGCAGTGCCTCCAGATACTCCGCCCCGGCGGATACGCAATCTGGGTAGTCAAAGACTTCGTCCGTGCAAAAAAGCGTGTGGACTTCACCGGCGACTGGCGAAAACTCTGCGAAGCCGTAGGCTTCCAAACCCTCCACGAACATCACGCCATGCTATACAAAGAAGACCGCTTCATCGCCTTCTGGGGCGAGGAGATCATCGACCGTACTAATCGCAACAGTTTCTTCCGAACCCTGACCAACAACAAAGCCGGTTGGGCCGCCTACTGGGAAATCGTCCCCGAAGATGAACGACAAGAATGGCTTGCCACAGCAAAAGAGCAACTACCCCCCGGCAAACGCCAGCACATCATTCTCGGCAAGGCCCAAGAACTCGCCTTCAAAGATACCGCCGAACGCATCGAATCCTGGAACGACCACGTCCGCATTGATTTTGAAGTTGTACTCTGCACGAGGAAACCTATCGGAGCACTGGCTCGGCTGTGAGATAAATCCAGAGTACGTCCAGATAGCTGAGAAAAGACTCGCAAACAAAGAGGCAATGTTCTGAAAGGAGAACAAAATGGAACGAGAACAATATCAGCAAATTAGAGACAACGCATTACGGGAACGAGAAGAAGTGAAAAACCTTTTATGGAAAGAGGCATTGTTGAGACTGGCTGTGGCCGCCGATGAATTGGATGCTATGGAAGCACGAACCATAGACAAGGACAAAAAATAACTTGGCCGAGAACAGAATCGCAAATAAAGAGGGGATGTTTTGAAGCAGAGATGACAAAAGAACCGGGCGCAGCCACGCACCGCGCCCGGCCCATCAGGAGAGTAACACACTGTCATCAACAAATCAGAAGAATGTCGCGGCCCACGCCCAAGTCGCATGAATTACTTTTAACCCGACCGCGCTGACAATAAAGATGACGGTAGCGAACATTCTTTTATGGGCCTTCTTCAGTGTTCGGACATCATCGAGCAATCCCGGATCGCCATTTGCTCCTTTGATAAGGTCGATAGTTATCTGTTGCTGAGTATCGATTTTATCGAATCGCTTGCTGCAAATCATCTCGTACATCTTTTCTTCGTCGGGCATCTCTTCTCCTTACGCATCAGTTACGCATCATAGAGGAATCCGAACAGGAACACTTTGCCTGCGACAGCGTTGCCGCCAATTGAGACGTTGAATTGAACGATTATGCCGGCGGCATAGACCTTGTTGGTGGCCGGGGTCGCAGAGGGTACGGGTTTCATCAACATAATATCGTTCGCGGCGTCGAGATTGTCCCCGTTGGTCGAGCCGACAAAATCAGTCAGAGCTGTGCTCCGCCCGATACTACAGACCAAAGCGGCCCCCACGTCGGCGGCGCACCGCAACCATGCCTCAGTCGGCACAAAGACCTTCCCGACAGGGACAGTGTAAAGTGTGGTTGCTGTGGCGGAGGATAGGTCCGTGATAGTTGTCGCGGACACGAGTGCAATTGCCTTTTCTCTTAAACTTGCCATCTTAACTCCTTTTAGACGTATGTTACTATTTCGTCATCATACATCACTACTTCATTGTCGTAACCGACAACTTCGGTGATTTTCACAACTTCCGTATCGGCGGGGCATCCCATCGAGGCCCTTGCCGTCGCCCCCGATTCCGCAACCCAGGCAGCCCCGTTCCCCACGATGAAATTATTGTCGGTCTTGGCCAGGGCACCGATAACGGTCAGGTCGGCGTCGTAGGCTTGAACATTCGTGCCTATAGTCAGGCCAAGCGTAGTTCGGGCCGCGGCAGCGGTGGCGTCGCCAAGCAAGGTCGCCGCCCACGTTGTAATCGTTGCGGTAGTGGGAGCGACACTGCCTACGACCGTAGGCTCTCCGGCGGCGTCGAATTTAAGGTATTGGCCCGCCCGCGCAACGGAGTCCGGCAATTCCATATCGAGGGACGGGGAATCAGTGTTCGGCGCCCGCAGGCAGCGAGTCACGGCATCGGCGTTATCAACCGCGACCTTGCAGTTCTTATCTAAGGCGTCTTCGACATTCTCGGCGCTAAAGGACCCGCCCGCTTCAAGGTCCAGCGCCTGAGTCTTGGGGGTGCCCCTGATAACGTGAACCTCAGACGTGGCCGCCAATGCAGCGACGAGTGTTACCCTGCCTCCAAGGTCGCCGTTGATAGCCACGGTGTAATTCGTTGTTTCAGTCAGTGGGGACGATTCCACGCCGGTCAGGGTCACGCGGGTAATCACGGTCAATTCGCTGCTCTCGGCGATGGGGAAAGAGAACGGTATCTGCTGGCCGGCCACCGCGCTTCCAACTGCGCTGGTTCTACAAGTCTGATTTGCAACTGTCATAAATCACCTCTTAAAAGTAAAAGGCCGATGTTGGTTTCTTCTTTTGGGTTTTGCGCATCTGCGCAAGGATTTGACTTACCTGTATAGTTCCAGGTAATCCCAGCCCTGTTCCTGTCGTCAAGACCATAAACTCAAGAGCGTGCAGAATCTTTTTGTCTGGGTCCTTCGTCTTCTTGAGCGTGTTCAGTTTATCAATAATTTGCTGTGCTACCGCGATAGTCGGTACGGGCATTGACCCGTATTGTATAGCGCCGACGCCTTGCGAAATGAATGGAACATTCTGAAGTCCGTTCACCACTACCTCCTCAACGAATGTTTCCGACCAGTCTTCGGTATCTTCGCCCGTGAACATGGCGACAATTTCTTTAGAGAGGCGTCGGAGTCCCATTTCGGCGAATCCGGCCATAGCAAGCCAGAAGAACATATTGGCCATTTGTGCATAGTTTTTCGTTTTGATTCCGTTTCGCAGAAAATCATGTCTGATTAACGACGAGCGGTTCAACATAAAGGACTGGAATTGAAGAAGTAGTCGGTCAATGCTCTTGTTGCCGGTAATCGTCCCTCGCGTAAAAGCTGGCGGCAAGTCCTTGAAAAACGCAGACGATTGTGTGCGCCGCAAAATGAGTTGGGCGTAGTCAATCGCGTCTTGGTTCGGTGTGCCGAAGTCTATTTCAAGTCCATGTTCCGCCAAATACTTTTTGTACGCACCGATAGTTATTGAACCAGCCGTGAGGCCATCAATCTTTGTGAGTGCCCAGAACCCGGCCTTTTCCACCTTCTCAAGCGTACTGGCTCCGAAATCCAAGAGTTCAATGTCTCCGCCGAGTCGGTCTCGAATCTCCGGGAAATTAACCGAGAGGAACTCCCGCCATTGTCGGTTCGTCGCTATATCGAAGGCCCCCTCGAAGGCATAATGACCGATCATCGCCGCGCCGTCCAGTAGTGGTGTGGCGTTTACAAGTGCCGAAGACAACTTGAATCCGATTGTGGCTGCGCCTATATGTTTGCGCCAGACATCCAGAATCGGAATCGTCTTATTCCCTTGCGCCCGACCCTTGCGGGCCATCAAATCTATCCATGATCGGACTTCCTCTTGCCCAATGTCGCCGACCGCCTGCCGGTATTCTTCTGTTGCTGCAATTTCACCGAGTCGTTTTATGTCCGCCCCCATTTCAATCAAGTAGGCGGCGTTGTCTATATGCTGAAGAAATACCTCCATTGCGTTGATCTTGATTTTCTGTTTGCCGCCTGTGCGTGCGATTGTGAATTTGCGTTGCACGTTCTTTCGTAGTCCTTGCGGATATTCGATAAGCTGGTCGGTGAACATTTCTCTGGTTTCGTAGTCACTCATTGCCTCGAAGTCCGTCAGGAACGGCATATAGGCCCGAACTCTTTCGAGGGGAAGGTTATAGACGTTGTGCATCACGTCCTCAATGTCCTCCGTCAAGGAGTCGATTCCGTCCCGTATGGTTTCGTACAACTCCATTTCTTCCGGCGTCAGTTGCACTTGGTCTATTTGTTCCTGGGCATAACCAGTATCGAGCAATTTCTGATTTCCGTTTTCCTGCTCTCTCGCCCCGTGAACGCCGATCCTTTCAAAGTTGCCGTCATCAAGTCCCAATTCATCGGCCAAATGAATCACGTCGGCGGCAGTATCGTCCAGTAGGTCTAAGTATCTCGACCATCCTCGGTCTATGGTTTTTTTGAAGATTTCAAAGTTCGCGCCTTTGTAGTCTTTCGTTCCGTCCAGAAGGTCGAAAAACACATCCATAGGAGTAACCGCCCGACCCTTTGCCGCCGCCCAATTCAATGACTGACTCAATGCGTTTTTGGCTCGGTCTTCGTAGTTGAGTTTGTCGCCTATCTCCTCCGGCCTTATCAACGTCCTATCATCTATTTTGACGGACTCCGCCTTAATTCTCGATATATCGCGCTTTTTGCCCTTCTCGTACTGTGAAACTTCAAGTGTCCTACGCAACTTGCCGAGCTTTTTCAGATTGTCTATACTTCGAGCAATGGCCTCAAGTTCCTCAATTGTATAGTCATTCAAAGGTTTCTTGCTCAGTTGTTCGACCAACCTTGTCGGCATGTCGGCGGTCTTCGACGGATTCCTCGCAAGGAAATCACGCTGGCTCTCTCGCTTTCTTAGGGTTGTCTTTGAGCGGAAAGAGGGGTCAATCGTATTTTTGATCGCCTCGATAGCCTCTCGATAGAGAATATCGACGGTCTTAGGCACTCTGCGTTTTATTGCACCGACGGCCTTTTTCATTCGCGCTTTGGCCCTGGCTTTTGCCCGTATGTCGGCCCGCAGTTCCTTGCGCCCGCCGGCGTAGGCCATCTTTGCGAATCGAGCGCCGCGCTTCAGGACGGCGGAGAGAACTTCGCCTACCGTCATCTTGGATTCATCTGTGGTGTGTATTGCCTCATACATCCGCTCCCGGACATTTTCGATTGTGCGGACTTCATATTCTGTGCCGGGGACGATAAAGAATGGTCTTGGAACAGTTTCAAGCCCAAGCGTCTTGCGCAGGGCCTTAATATCACCCCAGTCGGCGTTCGCCCACGCCATGTCGTTTCGGGTCTTGATTTTGTTCTCATCAAGGCGCCGCAAAAGGTCTGTTTCGAGCCAGTTCAGATATTCTTCGGCCTCACCTTTGGTCATTTCGATTTCGGTGCGGTTTGTGGGCCATCCCTTTTCTTTGAATCCCTCGATGTCTTTCGTTGTCCAGTCCATCGCGTCGGCGATTCTCGCCTTCATTCCAGGGGTAACATTGCCGATATAGAGTTTCGGTTTGACTATTTCCGCAGCCTCGACTTCAAGTTTTGCCTCGGCAACTTTTGCCTCTTCGCGCGTCTCAAGTTCTTCTGGCATCGTTGGGGCGGGCTGTTCTTCAAACTCTCTAAGGGGGGCATCTATTCGCTTCCGCTCGGTTTGTAGCTTCTGCATCCTTTCTGTTGCGTCGGCATAATCTGTCACAAGATTTCGTATTGTTTCTTGCTGGTTTTCGGGAAGCGTTTCTATGTCTATCAACTCGCCGACAGCCTTTGGCGACAAATCTGTTATGTCGTTTGGATTCAGTCCGGTAATTTCTACTAACTCTGGCACTAATTTGGACCTAATGTTCTCTCTGTAATCCTCAACCTCAACGTATCTCTCTATTAAGTCATCCCTGATTGCTTTATCTATTATTTCCCCTCCCATCCCCTTCTTCGCAGCCGGGGCGGAAGGGGCGGCAGTCTCGCCCCCTATGGGACCTGCGGCCTGGGGGGTAGGAACGGTAGGCTCGGCGGGTTTTGAAGGCTCCTGCGCGGGAATAACCGCTTCTTCGGGGGGCTTCTGGGCAACGCCAGTGGGCTTCTCCGTGGTCTCTGGATAAACGTCGGCCAGTATATCCGCCCTCGTCTGGTCAATTACAGAGACCATCTCGTTTCTTGCCTGTTCATCCGGCATTGCTCGAACAGAAGCCTCTATCTTGTCCAAGCGAATCAGTTGCTCCTCTTTGGACACAGTAGGACCCGTCTTTTGAACCATATACCCGAATCCACTGAACCCTCCAGCCATTGCAAGTTCCATAATTCCGCCCGCCCCCATAGCGGAGCGAACATTCTCAGACCACGCCTGAGAACGGTCGGTAAAGACCCAGCGCCAGAAATTGCGATTGAACTCCTGAGAACCTTCCTCTGCCGTGCCTCGGAAGAACGTCTTTGTTGCTTCCCAAACAACTTCTGGGACACCCTTACTAACTATCTGGCGGGCGTTCTTGAAAAGGCCGAGTTTCCTGCCTAATGTCCACTCCTCAATTATCGCTTCACCAATTCCCGACAACGTCGCTTGGGCAAAAGCGGGCAGAACTTCCGTCCCATCCTTTCTGGCATCCGCATAAACTTCACCCGAAATTGGCAATGCCATAGCCGCTATAGCAAGAGGAGTTCCCCCGACTAATGTTCCAAGTACGCCCTCCATCATCAAAGGGGCCGACTCCAACAAACCTTGAACGAGAAACTTCGGGTTCGCGACGTATGCTTTCAAAGTTTCTACGTAACCGAGTCCAGACTGAACTTGCGGCGCTTCCTCTGGATGTTCTTCGTAGTATCCTTGAACGCCGACCAACATCATATCCGACCACTCAAGTAACTGGTCGGCATTTTCGTTTGCCCATTTATAGACCGAGGGCAAGAATCTCTCTACGAACATCGGGCGTTTCACCCACCTTCGTTTCCTTGCCTCGCCTTCTTTGAATAGTTCGGCGGCCATCTTGCCCTGGCCTGCCAAAGTCTTGACCATCCCCACGCCCATACGACGGACACCATCAATCAAAGTATCTTCCCAGGTTTTGACTTCTTGTTGAGACGCCTGAATCTTTCTGGCGGCATTGTCGGAAAGTTCCGTTCCAAAAAGAGCCGTATTGATTGTGGGCTCTAAATCGTAGGCGGTATCGGGCGGCATGTCCAATAATTGAGAATAGTAGATACTGTTCCCTATCCGGTCTTTGTCGTCCCTAAACTCCGTCACCCCCAAATCCGTTGTCACTTCGTGAGATGCCGGCCTACCATATTTTAGTGCGATGTTTGCCATCAAAATCTTTCGTAGAGTCGCCCTCTATACATATAGATTGTGCCTTTGGGCAATGATTGCATTTCCTCTGCTTTAGTAACGTAAACAACCTTGCCTTTGACGTTCTGAGAGATAGACAAGTCTTCAGTAATCGCATCAATGTCTTCGGCGCTCTGACCTTTGTGAGCATACCTCGGCGAACCAAGTGGCATGCCCGTTTCAAAAACGGCACCGAAGAATCGTCTTATGTATCCCTTCGATTGTTCCTCCTTCGGTCCCTTGAGAATCGCTTCGATGCGCTCGTCCATAGTTTTTGGATCGTCCCAATAATTCTTGAGCACCGTTTCTATCTCAAAGTATTTCTGAACATATTCGGCGCGCTTCTTTGGGTGAGGAGCGCCTGTCTTTGGATCAAAGTATAAGTTGTCCAGACCGCCAAAATACTGTTTAGCGATTGGATGACTTGCCCGGTATCCCCTACTCGTTTTGCTTCTTGCCGCCAAGATAGTTACAAGGTGTTGTTCGTCTGGAAGACTAAACGCCGGCGCTCCGTTTGGGCCAGAGAGGTATTCATCGTGTATCTCCTTGAGAGTTACCGGGTCGCCCCTTTGCAACTTCAATAAGAGGTTACTCAGTTTTTCGTAGTCCTGTGTTACGGCGAACGGATTCTCGCCCTTCTCTTCCCATATCTGTCGCGCAGCAAGGAATGTTTGCATCAGTTTTGTTCTTTGCTTTTCACTGATTCCTTGTGTATTTAAGAGATCGGCCTGGAACTGTTGGACGCCGATGTTCTTATCCGCCGCCTGTCTAAATACATCGTTGTAGATACTTTGTGTACTCTCTTGTTCAGCCCGCTCATTGTCCGCTATCTGGGCAATGGCGCGTTGTCGCAGGTCAACTGTATCGCCCGGAACGAGATATTTGGACCCTTGTATGGTGTCACCCTTAATGATTTTCAAGAACCCTTCCGGGTTGTTCATCGCCATTCTCTCGTAAAATGTTCGCTCCGCGTTGTGCCGAACCTTCAGGAGGTCGGGGGCCAATACTTTCTCATTCATTCCCTCAACTGTTCCGATTCCACTCCTGCCTAAACTCTCGAACGCGCTGATGTTGCCGGTTCGTTCCGCTTCGGCCATCCGGTCATAATATGTGCCCCACCATTTATCATCTATCCGTTGTTTTGTCTTCGTGGCGACGTAGTTCTCTATTTCCGGTTTCGCCACTTCAAGATATAAACCGAACTTTCTTGCCGCCAGTCCGTTCTTGAGATGAAGAGACTCTGGAATGTTCTCCATCTCATCCAAAGTCCGGGTCATCTCCTCCTGATAGGTATCTTCATCAGGATTTGCTTCGATCCGCGCTTGGAGTTCGTTTTGCTTCCTGCGCAATTCCGCCGTAGCCTCTGAGTATTGCTGGTCGGCCTGCACCTGCCACATCTGGCCGCCGACCTGGAACATCGCCTCGCCCATCCTGCCTATCGCCGCCGCCATTTGGCCGGCGCCGGTATCGAAGTTCACCCGACCTGTAACATTGGGCCCCACGCCCGGCAACGTCTTTTCTGTTCGGTATATCGGAAATCGTCCAGCCATTTTATATCACCGCCTTTTCGTATTTCATCGTTCCGAATCCCCCCAACAATGTGGCTCCAGCGCTCGTATAGGCGGTCGGCATCGCATATCCAGCCCGCGTCTTGGCTAATTGTCGTTCCATCCCGTAGGTTGCCCCCTGTGACCGATACTGGCCGGCAAGAACTAAGCCTTCGTACCCGATTAGGGCGTTCTCAAGGGCCAATTCCGCGCCCTGCTCAGTCTCGATCTGCAAAGGCGCGCCCTCTTCCGCCATCGCCCCCGATGCGCCGATCTTCGCCCGCAACGTCCCCATAACCCTCTGCCCGAACCTTGCCTGCCTGCGTTGGTCGAATCCAGACTTCAACAGGGCGGCCTTTGCGTTTTGCTCGGACACCTTCTGATTGTAGTCGGCCATCGCAGCCTCGCCCTTCGCCTGGGCCTCGGCGGCGCGGCCTTGCTGAATCTGACTGGCGCCCTGCAAACCTATGCCGGCGACCATCAATCCCTTTGCCGATACCATAGCTTTTCCTGCTGCTGCTAATGCTGGCCAGAGTCCCATATACTACCTCCCGGTAATCTCAATTCTCGGAACGATTGCCCGAATCGTACAAGGCGCCGGTTCGTCCCCGGAAATCACAATACTGTCTTCAACACTAAACCCGCCCTCGTGCACCACGACTTTATCCCCGGTGAACAGTGCGGGTGGTTCCCCGTATGCCTCGTCTGTTCGCCAGTCTATCTCAAAGAGATTGTTCTCATCGATGCCGTATTTGGCAAGGGAAGTCTCAAAAAAGCTGATAACCACTTCGCTAATCTTCTTGAGAGAACCTTTGGTTGTCCCGTGCTGAGTGAGAATATCGAACCGCATCGGCTTGAGAACGTATCGGAACGGCAGGCCGATAATGCACTTCGATACAGTATTTGGCAGAACGATTTGGCCGTCCGCGACCACCTGCCGGGGGAAAACGGCGCCGTCGCCGAGTATCACCACTTCCTCACCTTCGAGGTGTTCAAGTCCGAGGAACGTGTCTTCCGGCGCACCGTCGTATGATAGCCCGCAATCAACGAACCAGGCGTCTTCCGGGTCGCCGAAGTTTCTCGGTTGCATTTGTTCGAGCATCTGCATCTGCGCCCCATTGATAGTTCGTCCGACAATGAGCCAGATTTCATCTTCGTTTGTACTTGGAATTCTGGCCACACTTTTGACCGTTCCAATAGCGCCTATACCAGGCGTAGTTCCGCCATCCGCCATTTCCCATATTGTAGTTAAGTTCCATCCTGCGGTTTCAAAGTTGGATTTGGTCATCAACCATCCAGTAGTTTTCGCAAGAGCGTGATATGGTGTTCTGACATCATCTGAAACATCATTCACTGGCACAGATGTCATTTCGTCCCAATATGATGCAGTAACGACCCAGTTGGTTGCTGTATAGTTGTATCCCAAGAAGCCGTGAACATCATATATTCCGCCGGTAATCTGGCCGCTAAGACCAGAACCATATTTCGAGTTTGTCTGGGCACAATAACAATTCTGAATTTGAAATCCCGGATGCCCCTCCTCATCCCAGGGTTCAAAATTATATACCCCCACAAATCCACCAATCTCGAAAGAGTTGGCTCCTGTTATAATACTGCTCCAAGTATAACAATTCCGTATAATGTAAGTGGGCAGAGGGTCGCCACTGCTGTAATTGATGTCCAACTCTCCAACAAATCCGCCAATCCTGTCGGAGTTAGAACTTACACCGGCTATTGTTATGTCCCCGGACGCCCAACAGCGCTCAATCAGTAATGTGCCATTCTCACCTGAGTAAGGGTGAAAATAGGCAGTTCCCAAAAATCCTCCGATACATCGTTTTGAGCCTGTTGTTGCACTTGTGAATGTAATTGAACTCGTGGTATAACATCGAGTAATTGTAAGGGGAAAATCGCCGCCATCAGAAACGCCGGCAATAAAACCGCCCGCCGAACCAGCCGGTACAGTAATCGTAGTATTTGAATAACAGTTAATTATTGATGTGGCAACATCGTATGCGGTCGCATCACCAATAAAACCAGCTCCATCAAAGATTTTGGCTACAGTAGTAACTGTAATTGCGCCTCCTGAATAACAAGATACTATTGTTCCGTCGGTAATACTATCTATAAAACCAGAAGAAATCTGTGCTATTGGATGTGAACCTTCGGTAAAATTTACCGCCGCATAACAACTGTGAATCGTAACCGGATAACCCGGTGCGCCACTAAGATAATATATTAAACCCGCACTGCACCCAGCAGTAATCGTCCCTCCATCCGCATAGCAATCAACAATATTAATAACACCATTTTCCGCTCCCATGCATGCTATTAAAGAAGCGGAATGTCCGCCGCCCCAAGTCTCGGTCGATGTTATGTTGCAATTATGAGTTGAACATCGCCATACATTCACATTGCCAAGTTTTGAGGCGTGTTGATTCACAGACCCACCAAACAGACACGCATTAAACCCTTCAGTTCCAGTTACACTACAATCCGTAAATGATATATCTGAGAATTTGATGTTCACTTTATGGTCTGCGTAGGCAGCAAGTATCGCGTTGCCCTGTTTACCTGAGACGGAACAACTAACAAAGTTTAAGTTCCGTACTTCGCAACCAGAACCTATAGTGGTAAACAATCCCCGATTAGAAAGGGTAGGAGCATTTATTGAGAGATTTGAAATCGTATAACCATTGCCTTCGACAACGCCACTGAAATTGGCAATCGGAGTCCAAGTAACACCCACAAGGTCTATGTCCGCGCCGATACTATAATGACCTGCCCCCGCCATCGCTTGCAACCCAACTGCGGTAGTAACACTTGTGGCGGCAACGAGAGCGGTGTCCGCCGGTTCTGATGGTTTGGATGGTATTTCCGCCTCTGTCAACTCCCGTAAAATAGGGTAATGTTTCAGATAATCAACAGACAAATCGACACTGCTCTCAACCACTGGCGATGGTCCAACCAAGTGTCTCGCCCAGGCGACCACATCCTGTTCTCTCTCGTAGGTCATAGAGAGTAGCGTGCCGTCCGCCCGAACAGCCCACAGAATCGAGTCGGGGTTCTTTTGATGGGCAATGGCCACTATCCCGGTCTCTGTAATGTGTTCCGCCAGTGCAGTCAAGTCAGGAGCATTGTACTTATCCTTATCGCCCACGTAGGCGACCTCGCGAATCTTCCTCCCAACAGAATCGACAAAGAGAATAACATCGTTCACCGGCAGCGCTTGGATCGCCTTGCTGCCGTAGGTCGTCTGTTCTTTCATGGAGAAGTTGGTCGGCGTTATCGGTTCATCGTAGTCGCTCGACCGTATTCGCCATTCGCCCGCACTCGTCCCGATAATCAAAGCCTCGAGCGCCGAAATCCACAGAATCGCGTTGCGATGATCAGAACTCATCGTCAACCAGAAGGCCGAGTCGTCGATAGTTCCTTCGTCCATATTTTCGTAATCGCCGGTGGCGCTGAACCATACCGTTTGAGGCTGGTGCGGGTTGCCTGCGTAAATGCACCTGTCCTCGAAGAACGTCACGGTTGTCGGATAGCCTCGCACAGCCGACCACGACCCCTCCGACCAACGAGTATCGGCGCCGGTAGAAGCAAAGTTCTTGAGAACCGTCATATTGGCGACCTGACCCGTTACCCCCGTTACCCGGCAGATACCCTCTTGCGTACTGCTGTTGACGGTCAAATCCGCCGCGAATGTTCCACTCGTAGCAACGGTCACATTGATACGATGCTGGATATTGTCCTCTTCTTCGGTGAACGTAAATTGGACGGCTCGGAACCCATCTTTGGAAGTGTAGGATCGGCGGACTTCCCAGCTTACGCCGGCGTCTATACTGCGTTCAAGTCGAACAGTTCCCTTCCAACCCTGCTCGATATTCAAGGTGCAATCACCTTCCGTAAGGATCGCCGCGCCTATAACTCCCGTAGTTGTCCGGGACCCGCTTGTACTGGTAACGGCCCTCGGTTGTACGACGCGAAACAATGCCCCAACGTGGCCGGCCTGGAATACATTGCCGCCCGCGGCCGTCAAAGTCCCGGACCCGGTCGTGACGCTCGGTGTCAAAGTTATGCCATCACCTACTTCGAGGTCGTTGCGCTTTTTGAACGGGCCGTTCGTGAACGTAATCGCATCAAGAGAGAAGGAATTGGCACTGACTCTGCTCAGTTTGTACGGGGGATAGTTGGGATGGACAATCCAGCAAACGTCGTTGCTCTGCTTGAATTGCAGGGCGGGCAGGTCCCCCACGGCATAGGGGGTATCGACCTTCAATCTCCTGCCGAGCGAATCCAGCACCCGCGCCCCATTGTAGTAGAAGTACATGGCATAGTCTTCGAGGAGCAGGATGTAAGCGATACTATTGGAGTAGATAAACGAAACGACCCGGCCTGCCCCGTTGACGGTATCAATGTACTTCGTCCCCGGGCGCCGCTCCGCACTGCCGTAGATTTTCGGAATCATATTCTCAAGACGACGGCAGCCGGACTTATATTTGTCCACGTCGGAGCGGGCGTCGATTTGGGGACTTAACTCACCTGCGTTGAATGATATTACCGGATAATTCATTTGCGTCTCCTCACATAAACGCCGCCCGTCTCCACGGTTGCCGGAGCAACTCCGAAGGCACCGCGAGTAGCGCCTTGCTGGGCGGTTTCATCATAGACGTTCAACACCTTGTACTGGGCCGACACCAGGCCCGCCACGGTCGTTTCTAAGGCGTGGACAGCGACCCAAAGAGCGGTGACTTCGAATTCGCAGTCGAAAGCACCCGTGGTCGTTGTGGAAGTCGTTGAGGAGCTGCTGGAGCTGGTCGAGCCTGTCGTCGTCGTCGAGGTTGTAGAACTACTTGTGGATGCAGTCGTCGATGATGAGCTTGTGGAGGTGCTCGTCGAGGATGAACTTGCTGTCGTGGTGCTTGATGATGACGTTGTGGAACTTGAAGCCGTTGAGGTCGTCGTTGAGGACGAGGTGGTGCTCGATGTACTTGATGACGTTGACGACGACGAACTTGTGGAGGTCGTTGTTGACGACGTGCTTGAACTGCTTCCCCCCGCCGATGTTGTGCTGCTCGTTGAGGAGCTGGTCGAGGACGTACTTGACGAACTTGTCGTCGTTGAACTACTCGTAGAGGAGGTTGATGCAGTGCTACTCGTCGTAGAAGTAGTCGAAGAGGTCGAACTTGTGGAACTTGAAGTTGATGAGGTCGTGCTCGATGTCGTAGAACTTGTCGAGCTGCTTGTGCTTGATGATGTAGAACTGCTTGTCGAGGAAGTGCTGGACGATGTTGAGGTACTACTCGTTGTCGAGGAGGTCGAACTGCTGCTCGATGAACTGGTGGATGATGTTGAGGAAGAAGTCGATGAAGATGAACTCGTTGTCGAAGACGAACTACTTGTACTGGAACTGGAGGAAGATGTCGTTGTGGTCGTTGTGGTCGTTGTGGTCGTTGTGGTGGTACTCTCGACTACAACTAATGGAGCCCCCAAGACCCATTCATAAAGGGTCTGGGTTTCAACGGGTTGTCCGAGTATCCATTCCTGTTGTGCCATCAGACTGCCACCGGCTTAATATCAACATATACACCGCAATTCACGGTGTAGAGATTCAGATAGACATTCACATAAACCCACCCATCCCGCTTGGGATAACCAGCGGGTATCGTCATAGTAAAGGCCGTCCACGTCGTATTGTCCGTCAGAACCTGCGTCGATGCCAACACTGTCCGCGTACAAGCGGCGGCAGCGTCGTAGTAACTGGCCTCTGCGTATAACTGTGCCGCTGTTGGGAAGGTTGACCAGCCGTATCCCTTAATGTAAATTGTGATAGTCTTTGCCGCCGCAGCAGTCATCCAAATCTTGAACGGTCCACTTATCATATAATCCGGCGAAAGAACCAGAGGATTGTTCACGCCGCAGTTAGACGAAGGGGCCATTTTCGCAGAGGTCGTCGCCCCGGCAGGATTGGATACCGTCGCATCCCGGCTTATCGTACCCTTGCCGGTGGTTATCGTGTGCGCCTGATATACCTGGTCGTCATCTTCGGCGAAAATAAGAGCACCAGTAGCCGCCAAATTACTGCCCGCAAAAATGCAGTTGCGATGATAAACTAGACTGCCAGACAAAGTGTAGATGTCATACGTATCGTGTGTGGTAGTTTGGCCAAATTGACAATTAACCAAATGAGCAACTCCACCACTATTGTAAATACCATAATCTGTCGATACTCCGCCGCCCCCGTTGAAGATACAACTATCAAAAACAGCTGTTCCCGATGCAATACGCCCACTATATTTTATGTTGAGCGAGAATGTGCAACCACTGTAGGTAGCTAATGAACTACTGTGATATATACCGGCGGAGGTAGTGGCGTGTGTATTTTCCTGAAAATTACAAGCGGAAAATACTGTTCCGTATGTAGTATTAACATAAACAACGCCAAAACTATAACTCGATTGTCTAAAATCCAGTCTGTTATACTTCCAAAAGTAATCGTCTCCTGTGAAAGCGACTTTGAACGCCGTCGCCCCAAAGGAGAGTATCGGTTTTACATCCGAGGTATCACCCCAGGGGTCGTCAGTCGAGGAACAACCTCGAATCTCAAGCAACGCCGCAGCCGTGCCGTCCTCATCGTGGTCAATATCTATCCCATCAGAATGATGAGTTTGGTTCGCTCGAACATAGATCAAATCACCCGCAGTTCTCACTGTATCCGTCGTGTACCGATTCAAGTTTGCGGCGGCGAGAGCGGTAGTTGTCCCGTAATTTGCCTCTGAAATATCACTCCACATCGCCGTTCCGGTATCGTCAGTCCGAGTCGCCTGCTGAAATAACGGGGTTATCGTGAATGAGTTATCACTGACAATCGAGGCGACTTTGTACCACTGCGTCCCCCAAACGGCAGACACAGTTCCAGACCGAACATAATCACCAACTGCAAGTTTCGTAGCATCCCCTCCAGTTCCAGTAACAGACGCTGAAGCATTTGTCCACGTCCAGATACCGGCAAGGTGGCCCGTATGCCGTTCAAAGTCGAGATAGTAGGTGGTATCGTGAGGCTGTCGCGTTACAAGGGCCTTCTCCCTATATTCCAATTCTTTGAGCACGCAGGCATATTTGACCTCCAACCTCTTTATCTTCGCCTGCAAAGATATGACGTTGTTGGGGTCTTGGCCACCCGATGCCAGCAACTCCTGAATCCGCTTAATCTTTGCAGGATAGAAAGCCCGCAAATCTTCCAGCACTTGGGGATACTTGACGGAAATCTGCTTTGCGCAAATGTCGGTGTTCCACGCGGTAAAATCCTTTGTCTTGAACTCCGGCGTATCAAACAAACTTATCTCGGAAGCACTTAACTTTATAGCCATAAATCACCTTTATTTCCAGACGCCGGGATTCTTCTGCCAATATTCTATGTACTGGGCGAAAGTCATTGTCTGTTTGCTTGCTATGAATTCACGATCCGCCTTGCAGGTCGTTCTGACGTTCTCGGCGACTTGTTCGATAATCTCCGGTCGGTCTTTCTTCTTGCGAAGGTCGGCCTGTTGACTCAGCGAGTCTTCGCCGCCGACGCAGTAGGCCGCGATGAAGGAATTGCGCACGTAGTCCGTATGATTCCACGAGTAACCTCTCTTGTCCGCAAAGTGCCAGCACCAGGCGTCGGGGTGAATCCAGTGCGGGTATCCGCAGGTCGATTGCTTCCAGTTGATGTAGGACTCCCCGCCGCCGTAGATTCCGAGTTCCGGGTTCCAGCCGCCCAACTCCTCAATAGTGGTTCGGGGGCACATCATTCCGCAGGTGCTCATCACACAGACTTTGTATGGTTGCGTCTTGAAGTGGGGAACGCGCTTCCCATCCGCCCGGACGGTAATATCGTTCTGGTGCGAGCAGAACTGGTATCCGAAGAACTTCTCCTGAACCCTATACTCAAGACAGTTGGAGTCCAGCATATAATTGATGTACGCGTGGACGCCGCCAACCTTCTCTTCCGGGGGATTGCGGAGAAACTCCACCATCTTTCGCACGGAGTCCCTTTTCATAATGCAGTGCGCATCCAAGAAGAACAGGTACTTGCCCGTACTGTTGGCGATCCCGCAGTTCTTCGCGTTCCAGTGACTCAGTTTATCATCGTAGATGACGTACTTGATTTTCCCCTGCCGGAACAGGTACGTGCCGAGAATCTTGCCGCTGTCCGGCCTTCGGAAGAAGTTCCGTTGCTCCATCGGGTACGAACGCGGCTTCGCGTAGCACTCAAACTTCTCGTGACTCTCCAAGAAGAAGTTCTTGCCGTGAACCGGGACAGCCCTCTGCCCCGCCGTGCAAAGCAGACTATCGTCGCTGCGATTATCGACTGCAATTATCTCGTAATCGCAGAACCCCTCAAGTTCCTCGACCATACTCTGAATGGTCAAGGCTACTTGAGCCATCTCGTTGCAGAAGGGGATCACTACGCTGACTTCTTTGCTCATAGAATCAGTCCTGCTTTTTTGCGTTCCAGAAATATACGTTTGTCCTCTCCATGCCACTTATCGGCGCGATTGTACGTATCGTCAGGTCCGTACTTCTGCCACTCATGCCTGAACAAGACCATCGGGTAGTGCTTCAACGCTTTCCGATGAACCAGCACTGCATTATGTTCCCTGTCGGACCATGCGGCATAATGGGGCGGAGTGAGATAACCAAGATTATCATAGAGCACCCGCCCTATGATGGGATGGCCGATGCGATTCCTTCTGGTCCGCCCATCGTTGAAGTGGATTGCCCCGTTGAGTTTCGGCCACGATTCCAGGTATGCCGCCGCCAATATACAGTCGTAAGATTCGCACTGGGGCAAAAGGTCGTCCGCGATAGGCATTATGACATCGAATTGCCTGTCCTCTAATCCGCTGTTGTATGCCTCGATTTTGTTCTTGTGTGGTTTGTAATAATAGGCGACTTGTTGAAGTCCATTCAAATACAACTGCATGGCCGGATTGTTCATCGACCAGTCATCGTCGTCCATCGCAACAAGGAAGATGGCTTCGTGGTGGGGCGAGAGCAAGGTCAGCCACAGTTCAAGAGTTCTCTTGAACCAGTCGGGGCGGCCCCTGGTGGGGTACTTGAACAAAATCTTCATTCCACCATTTGCCACTTGAAACCGCCCTCCCATTTGAAGTCCACGTTCAATTCGCATCCGGTCAGTCGGCGCTCGATGCCCAAAGACGGGTTGCGCTTCCTGACGAAGAGCAACCGGCCCCGGTCAACGACTACGAACCAGTTGTGGTCTCGGCGCCCGAACATCAATTCCGCCTGCGGGGTGGGAAAGGATAGAATACCAGCCTTAGCAATGCGTATGAGTTCCGAGCATGCCAGACCAGGGTCGTTCGTGTGTTCGATAACATGGTGACAACGAGCATAGTCAAACTCCTTATCTTTGAACGGCATCTTTTCCATCGGGCAGAGTACGAACTTGCCCGGCATCGGAGTCCGTGGTACGAAAATGTCCGTATAGACATCATATCCCTTTGCGGGACGTTTGCCGTCCCCTGAACCTATATCAATCTTCATAGTTGCTCTCCTATGGGTAGTTACTGGTTCGGGCGTCCAGCCAAGTTTTTAAGGCATAGCGCCCGATTCGTGTGCCTTCATTTCGGTCCATTGCCCGCACCTGCCTGAGCAGGGGGTACAAATCGTCGTCGATGTCCTTTTTGAGTTTGATGTCCTGCGAAAGCGGGATGATGAGTTTCTTCGCAAGGGCCAGAACGAACACCTCAAGGAACAGGGGGTCCCATTCATTCACGTCGTCCACCTGTTTGATATAGCGCAGGTTCACGGACGAACTGTTCATCATCAGCATCTTGCCTTCCAGTTCGTATGAGTCGAGGGGTCTGCCGTCAACGGTGTCGCTATCGTCAAAGACGGAGACGAGTCGCAGGAAGTCGTTGGGAAGATGAAACTGGTAGTCCCATTGGAACGCGGGGGTCACGGTATCGGCGCTCAGGGCGACCCGCGCCTTTGCGAACCGCCACAAGTGACTTCGCATCAGGGCGTCCCGCGTCTTGTTGTAGAAGAGTCGGCAGTAGATGGCCTCGACCTTTGTATCGGAGGCGTCGTCGAAATCATTGATTCTCTTGGAGCCGATCCTTGCAAGTGACATATTGCAGACTTCTGTTGGTCCCATATTTCACCTCTTAAAAACTGGGGGAGGTCCAGGCAAAATAGACCTCCCCCAAACGCCTCAACCAAACCCTTAATTGAGAGTCAAGTCGATTAGAGCGCATTCAGAGCTCTCTGGCACACGCGCTACCGTGCCCCACTTGTCTTTCGTGGTGGCGCGAATATCGCAAGTACCGTTCGACGCCCCGACGCCCACTTCCGCTCCCAATGCCAGCGCCGTAGATGAATCGGCGAGAATGGGAGCGCATCCACCTGTCTGTAGCCAGCAGAAATAACTGATGTCCACAGCAATCAGGGGAACGCCCGTCGCCCGGCCCGTCACACTGGTCGGATAGATAATCACTTCTCGATATTTGTTCTTAACGATTGTGATTTCCGACGTGGCGTCCAAAGCCGTGCGGAGAGGACTGTCGAGCAGTAGTGTCAACTGCGTATCGGTCGATCCCACCTTTGAAGCGAGAATCTTATAGACATCGCCCATGCCGGTCGCTTTGTTGACCAGCATAAACGCATCTTGAAGATCGTCTTCAGCCAGGGTAATAGCCGTCGTAATGAGGATCGTGATTTCCCACGCTCCCACACTCTGGGTCTTACCAGTCTGAATTTCATCGACCAATTTTGCATCCAACACCATGGTCTGCGTCATGAGAGCCTTAGCAAGCGCTACGCCGCCATTTTTGGCGTAGCGGAACTTCCGACCGTCACTCCCGTAGATAAGTGACGTTCCGAGTCGATACTTCTGAGTGGAGCTTTGTTCATAAATGCCCTGCAAAGGTTCGGACTCGTCGCCCCAGATTATCCTTTTGGGATAAATCGGCTCAGTCAATAGAGAAGGTGATTCTAAACCCATTGTAAATCTCCTTTACCAAGCAACCTTATTGAGACATTCATGGACTTTAGCCCCGTCGAGACGCACCGCACCGTTGGTCATTCGGGAATAGACCTGAATCATATAACTCACGTCTGCTCGCTCATCGACGCGGTTGAAAATATCTTCCCATTGTGCGAAGATAATCCCATCCTGCGCCCAGGCGAAATCCCGGTAGGCCGTAGATGTGGCGGCGTCTTTCGTGATGCGATTCGAGATGAACCAGTCGAACCCATGCCAAGTGCTTATTTTGCCTTCAGCCAACACCTTAACGGTGGCGTAGTCGGAACTTCCGACCTGAGTGAGGGCAAGCAAATCGGCCTGGGTTTTAGGATTGATAGCCCAATGTTTTGGAATATCGGGATCGCAATCTTCCTGGTTGAAAATCTGCATCATCACAAGCACCTTCTCAAGCGTAATATCCCATACCGTACCGACCGACGCGAGAGTGCCCAGCGTAGTCGCCGTGCCGCCGCTGTTGATACTGATTGAATCGTCCTTGAACGCAACCGTCGTCGTGCCGTCAACACCGGCAGACGCATTGCCCAGTGCAGCCGCAATGATCCGGTCATCCATTTGGCGACCGAGTCCATAAGCCTGCACCATGCCGTAGGCGTTCTGGGGATCAATCATCATCTGGAGCTTGTCCAGGTGGTCCAACGGGGTATTGACGTGCATTGAAGTCAAACTGACACGCCGCCTTGAGTTGGGTATCTCGTTGATTGGGGTGGCGGGATGCCGAGTCGTAATCTCCTCGGGGTCCACCGTTCCCAACCGGTCGAAGTAAGCCTCTGTCGCGCCGGAGACCGTCTCGCGTCGTACCTTTGACGCGAACCGAGACGTTCTCTGCTGACAGAGCATATACAGTTGTGGACTGTACTTCTTAGTAAAGGCTACTTCTATCGTGCTATCCATGATTGTACCTCATGTTTAAGTTGAATTTCCGCGATAGGACTGCCTCGACCGTCGAGATCGTATCTTCATTTTAAGTCTGATGGACTACGGACCTTTCAGCCCCCAGCCGCCTCTGACAGCAGCGACGGACGGGGCATTTCGGCTGCCCGCCGCCTATGTCCCGCGGCGCGCAGGGCGCGTTTCGGGATAGGTCTCTTTTACAAGTCTGTCAATTTCAGCAATAATGCCCTTGTGCCTTGCCGGGTCGGTGTCGTGGAGAAACTTGCCCGTTGCCGGATCGACCATCAGGAATCCGGGTGTCGCGCGCAAGGCATCCATCTTCTTTTCGTTTTCTCTCGGAGTTCGCATCGTCAATTCCGCGATGAGTCCCTTATGCTCGACGAGTTTGGCCCCGGCGTCGGAGACGAACTCGAT